GAAGTTGATATGTTCACTTTTGTTAAGCTATTAATATCTGCTGCACCTTTTACAGAAGATGCTACTACATAGTTTCCATACTCAACACCAATTGCTTGATTGTTGAAAGATACAGTGTCTGTTGCTCTAGGAACTGTGATAAACGTAGGTATTGGATTGTTAGCTCTATATCCATTAATATACGCCGCGCCTTCGCTTACAGTAAGCTGTAAGTTATTAGCATCTGCGGAATCGTATGATATTGAGAACGGTTTGATAATATAGTTACCAGATTCTTCTTTTGTTCTTTGTGCAAGAATGTCATTTATTTTATTATATTGAGTTTGACCATTTGCAATTTCAATAATTCTAGAGTTTTGTATCTTTCCAATAGGAACAAATGTATCTCCAGCTACAACCGAATCTTGAGTAGACAATACGAGTTTTATTCTAAATCTATCGGCACCAGGTGCTGTTGTATTAGGAAGAACTCCTTGATTGTCATAAAGATCATTATCATCATCAACTGTTACAATCTCTTGTAAAACTTTAAATCCTATAGTAGTCGTGTGATCTCTACTATATTTTGATATAATTAAATTTTGAGCAGGAGCATAGACAAAAAATCCTTGAACAAAGAAATCACCCGCACCTGTACTAACTCTCACTCCAGCTCCAACGGCAGGATTTGCAGATGTGTTAATAGACTGAACTGTCATAGTAGCGTCTGAATTATCAGCAGCTATCTGCTCTCCAGCAGGCAGTCTTATTGGTGTAGTTCCAGAAGTTCCACCTATGCTGTTAGTGTATCTTACATATAGAGTATTAGGATCAGCACCACTCGCCGCTACAGTTTCCAGTACTCTTATCTGAACACCTGAGCTGTGTGTAAAGGTTTCACCTATAATTGTTCCGTTAGGAAATGACCCTTGGATCTTTACGAATTCATAGTTGGAATTAATAATCATTCCACTTGAACTTACAGAAGCACCTTCCTTGAATATATTTTTTCCGAATCTTTCAACTTCTCGTTGAATGATTGTTTGCATTTGTGTAAGTTCACGTGCCTGTAATGCTCTTCTAGGATTGAATAGTATTCTATGATACCCATCACTATCAGCATAGTCGTCTTTGTAGCGTGTTTTAAAAATATTTTCTGTGTAACTTATAGCCATTTAATCACTCTCTACAACTGAAGAATTATTTTTATATCTTCGGATTGATTTGTGGAGCGTTCTATTGCTCCTCTGTTGTTTAAATATAATAGATCTCCAGAATAAGGAAGAACTTCTCCATCAATTCTAGCACTATCGATAGTACCATTTCCAGTTCCATTACTTTCTGTTAGAACTTCTCCATCTTGAAAAAGTGTGAAACCAGTTACGTCTGTTTGGTGATAATATATTTTATCTGAGTCGACTTTATCTACATATGCTTTTGCACCTGATGATGCACCTACTATAAGTTTATCAACACTAAATACATTGTTCGGTGGCATATTAGTTTTTAAGTGTTTTAGAACTAGTCCAGTGTTTCCTATAAAATCAGAATCTGCAGCCTGCATTTTCTTAGGTCGTTGAATAACCCCAATCTGTCTAAAATCGTTTCCTAAAATAAAATCATCATCAGCACCATCTATTTTACAATGTAAAGCAAAACCAGATGTTTGAAGATCATGCATAGCATTAGCACCAAATCCTGCTCTTGGACTTATCACTGCTCTCGCTGTTGCTTGCACTCCACCTGCACTATCAGGCGCGCCAATCGTAATAGTAGCATTTGCATATTCATTTAGACCATAGTCAAGAGTACTTGAATCAGTATTAAATTCTATCTTTGCAATTCTACCTTGGCTATCAATAGTCGATGTTAATCCAAGTTGTGCAGAATCTAATGAGTTTCCTCTTGCATCGACTCCAACCACACTTACTGATGGAGCAGAATTATATCCTGTTCCTTTATTGACTAGAACTATTGAAGTTATTCTTCTAGGTTGTGCGGTATCTTGAATCTCTTTTTGTTTTATTTCTACACCAGAAGAGTTTGAGTCGGTAGCAGTAATGACTCGAGTTGGCATCCACGCAGCTGTCATAAATTGTCTTGCTTCAAGTTCACTTATAGTGTATAAAAACTTCCATACATATCCATCAGACGTTTGGAAAGGATCATTATTAGAATTTGTAGGTTGAATCAGTGAAGGAACTTCATTTCCTAGTGCATTCCTACCTGTTCTTAAACATATGTAAACGTGAAAGTTATCGTTCAGTACATAGAAGTCATTAGTGTATGAAGTCTTAGTGTCATCCCACTGGTGATATATTGTACCTTTTACCCAGTTAACTCTCTTAATGACATGTGATACTCCAGTCAGCCTCTTTATAGACTGAAGTCCTGCCATAAAATCTCTTTCTTCTTTTGCCGTATTGACGGGAGTTACGACAGTATCAAGTGCGTTCCAATATTCTGATCTTCCTAGACCAACGTAGTGTGGAATGCTAGCATCTTTAAATGCAGTAACAATACTATCAACTATCTTGAGTTTTAATCTATCAGTTACTATAGCTGCCATTTTCTCTTTCCTGTAACTTGTTTATCTATATTTATACTATTTGTACGTAACTATTTCCAGAATCATATATATCTTCATCCATAGTTTCATCTGTGTTGCTAAATCTTGGTCCTGAACTATAACCGGTAGAATCAGATCTATCAAAATACTGAGATCCTGCCATTGTCCATTCAAATATACTTGAGTATCTATTATCTATTTCTGTGATAAGGGCGGCTCTCGCGGGGTCTGAGTACGGTCTTATCACAACGTCTGGATTTAATCTTCTTATAAAGACTGGATTATTTCCTGGATTATAATCTGTGTAGTACGTTGTAGAATCTTTTAATCCGAATTCGTAGTTTCTCAAGTGTGTTGGATCTGAATCAGATATGAGAGGATAATTAACTTCTGTACCTTGAGCAGAATCTCTAATATAAGCAGTTCTTCCCATCCTTTGAAGTAAAGTTGTATCCGCAAACGATGTTGTAACAATACCTATAGTGTCATCAAACACCAGTCGCGGATACTCTGGGGGGTAGTATACGTCATTTGGATAAGGATGAGAATCAAATATTGCTATTCCGCCAGCAAAATTCTCAAATTTTTGAGTAACTATTTGTACTTCGTTTGATAAAAAGAATCCTGCTGGATGGACAAACTTTTTATAGAGTTCACCCCATTTACCAAATGCTATCGGTGACTTAATCATTATCGATAAGATCTGATATATTCCTCCGTCTTGAAGAACATGTACGTTATCAGATCCAAGTTGAGATGCGGAATCGCCAACCATAAAAATATCTTGTTTTGGATAATGGACTTCAGCATCTTCACCAAAGAATCCTCTGAAAAATCCTTCCGCTGAATACTTAGATCCTTTTACTCTAAAGAACCTTGCAAAGTTTTTAAGTATTTCTCTAGGATTTGTAAAGAAGTCTTGCGACATCCCTAGCGCAAATTCTTTAAACATGTTGTCTAAGTGACTGAGTGAAGCATCTTCTATATCTCTTACTGTATATAGATCATTGACCAGTTGACCAAACTCTCCATCACTATCCATAAACTCATAATAAGATTCTAGAAAAGAAATAAGATTAGGATAGTCCGTCGTAAAGTATGAAGGTAGAACATCTTTTACGATTCCTTTTTGAAATCCTATGTCTAATCTATTAAAATCTTTTGTTGTTTTTTCTACCATTTTACTATGTCTTCTATATCCGGTCGAGGTATTCCTCTATTAGGCCACGGCGGCAAGTTAGTGTTTGTTGAATGAGATCTTCTCGGTAACATTGGGTACCCAATAGATAGTGCAAATCTAGGCTTTCGATGATCTAACCATTGTCTCGTATCATCAAACAAGTCATCTGTAAAAATTAAACACCTAGTATAAGAAACATCGTAACCTTTTTCCAGAGCAAGCAACATTACTAAAGTACTGTGTTGACCAAGTTGACACATCAGATTTTCCCATTCAATTTCACCTTTGTGTACACTCTCATTCCAACCACCGTACTGTAACTCTTCTTTAGCTTTCTCCTTTATGCTTGGATGAAGAGTCGTTAGAGCCGGTGTGTACATTAGAACCCAAGGTGCTGTCACCTGTTCGTTAAACCCTAAGAATTCTGTATTGTCTTCTATTCCATCTCCTGGTGATACCATGTCATATTCATGATCATATTCCCAATGATCTTTGTTCCACTTCTCTGGACTAGTCTGATAATCTCTCCATTTATCATAAACTTTCTCAGCTCTTTTCCAATCTTCTACTGTTACATCATCTCCTCTCCAAAAATCTGGATCCGTGGCGCAGACAGAAGAAACAGCAAGTTTTCTTTTTTCATCTATATGATCAGGACCTAACACATCTATATTATAGTGCCATCTCATGTTTATGTGAGGCATCCTCTCATGTACAGTATTGAGTATATGTTCAATATCCTCTTTTGGAGGTACTTTCGAGTTATCATAAAATTGTACATTACTCCTATAGTCAAGTAACTTTTCAATAGGCGTTCTCATTATAATGATACTCTCACGTTTTCTCTATCTACTTGCGCAGACACAACAAACTTGTCTGAATCAAAGTCAAATGTAAAGTTTCGAAGAGACTTCAGTATAGCTTGATTATCGGGTGTAGCAGAAAATTTAATATAATTGACACCACTCAATATTGTAGTAGGATTAAAGTTGTCTAGACTTATAGTTCCTGTTTTGCTGTTATAGTTTCCTACGTTATCAACTACTGTCTCATTATTTTTACTTATGTTAACAACTTTTAATACGTTAGATCCAAGTACATTTACAATCTTACAGTTCCCTGAAGCACCCGTATATTCAAACATACTAGATTCTATCCTGTAGTATACATCATCAGGTGTAGCCAGTTTTACAGGATATACTATACTATAATTCTGACCTATGTTTAGAGTAGGTGTAAGTCTCAGCTGCATTTTAATATCCATCTTAGAATTTAATATAGCAGAATCAACGGCATCGATGTCGGTCAGTAAGTTCGATCTTCTAAAAGTTTTTCCAAATCCACTAATGTCGGATGTGAAATATGTTTGAATAATCGATCTTATGTTGTTTTCTAGAGTAACTCCAGTCTTACCTGTCAAGTCAGGGTTATAATAAAACTCAGTTACCATTTCAATATAGCACACTACAGGATCAATGAACTGAGGTGTTATTGACATGACCGAAAGATTATCAGAAAAGTCAGTTTTTATTCTGTTCTCAATAATACTTTTTGCAGATTGACTGAGTCCTGGATTATAATCTAAACTTATATAGACTTTACCATAGTCAATAGGAATGTTATCCTCTCCTCCCCAAACTGAAACGTCTTTCACTGTAGGGAAATTAGCAGTTATGGTTGCTCTATAATCTTCTGAAGTAACAAGTCTCTGCTGAGTGGCAAATGCAGACGGAGCAAGTTGTCTTATAGATTCCAGTGATTGTTTATCACCACCTCCACCAGAAGATGATGTTGGAACTATTGCAATTGCTCGAGTTGCTATCTCAACATTTGTTGTAAATGTTTTACAATCATTTCCTTTTGCTCCTTCTGTTCTTAAGTATTCAACTACAATCTTACTTCCTGAATCTGGAGTTTTACCAAACGTAACACCATCACCAAAATTCAATTCGAACTTACCATTAGGAGCTTCTCTGAGTGTATAGTACTGAGAATTAGAATCAACCTTTATAGCTTTACTCAAGTCAGTATATTCTTGAAAAGTTGTTGAGTTTGCAGAAGGAAAGACTTTTACTATAGCAGTAGTTGTGTCTATATTTTCATCAGGCACAACATAAACCCGTCTTTCTGTTTTAGGACCGACATAAAAAGTTTTTGTTATTATCTCTCCTTCAAACGCATTTAATATTGTGCTGCCATTTATATCGGTAAACACATAGTTACCTGCACCATCGTCTGTTGCAGTATAAAGTTCTCTAGTTCTAAAATTAAAAGTTCCTTCTTCATTAGTTGAAATTATAGTAGAATTTATTGGAAGACTGTATGACGTTGCTCTAGGAGAAATAGTTGACAAATTAACCGAAGCAGTAAAAGAAACCTGAGAGGAAGCTTTAGATCTAATATTATAACCAAGAGCTTCTGCATGAGTAATAAGAGATGACCTTAATTGAGCAGTATGTAAGAAAGATTCATTTAGAGCCATGTTAGCTATAAGACCATTGAAGTGAGTGTTGTACGATAATACATCAAGAATATTTGACAGTCCAGAACCTTCAAAGTCATAATCAGCAAACTCTGTTTTTGCAGCGAGGAAAGTTTTCAATCGATTTTTTATATTATCAAAGTCTAATTGAGTTGATGTTATATTAGTTGCCATTATCTTAGCCTCGCTATCGTTGTTTGTATTGACACAGTTTCTAGAGAGTTAACAATAGCAAATTCTACTCTCACATTTAAATAATTATTATCAATCGCTGTATCGTCTATCTCTACGTTTATATTCTCAGCTCTAGGTTCATAAGTTTCTAAACATGAAACTATATGAGCTTCTAAATCTTTCTTCAAAGTTGGATCAGAATTTTCAAAGAGTAAACCGGTGACATTTCCGCCGAACCTAGGATTAAATGGTTTTTCACCAATATTAGTCATTACAATATTTTTAACAGACTGCTTGACTGCAGCGGCATCAAACTTCTTAAAAATATCACCGGTTTCTCCAGTTTGTGATTTTCTTTTCGGAGCAAAGAGCAGATCGATGTCTGAACTAGGTCTGATCCTAGAACTGTTCAGAACCGGAAATGTTAGTTTACCATCTTCAACTGCATTTGCTCGAGCTACCATTTATTAAACTTTCACTCCGTCATCTGGCATTGCAGCATAATCATCATCATATCCATCATAATCTTCCCAATCATCTTCATCGACTATATTCATTTCTTGATAGTCTGCTGGATCATAGTGTTCATCTTTTGTTAGATCATAATGAACCTCAGTGTTAGGTACATAAGCCCACATCATTTCTTGTTGATTTTCCGGATGTCCGTTTTCCATACACATACCCTCATTTACTTGGTGTTCATGAAGTTCATCCATGAGGTCTCTTGCGTTCTTTCTTTTATCAAGTTCAATTCCAGAAGCTCTTCCTTGAGCTTCGATCATATTCTTTACATGCTTTTCCATGTCGTTAGCTTGTTCTCTAAGATTTTCCATCATTGAGATCATTTCTTCGGTAGGATAGGTCATATGCTGCTCCGTGGTTATAAGTTAATGATACTTCTATTTATATACAATTTCAACTAAATCTGATGAACTTTGAATTTCTCCATTGAACGTAGTTTCTAGTTTCATTGAAAACGTTGCTGTGAAAGAAGAAGGAATAGTAGGTATTTCTACTATAAGTTGACCATGAACTCTTCCGTTCTTGTTATAAGTATCATAAGCAAGACCGATCTTATCATAACTAAAAGTATCTTTTAAAAATTCTGCGTAGTCATATAATTTATCAAGTGCTATTACTCCGTCCGCTGAGTATACTTCATAAGCGACAGCTCTTCCTGTTTGTGCTAAGTCGTTAAAGCCTGTTGGTGTTTCATCTGGTCCAGCCTGATATAAACCTTCTGCGACTACTAAGTTATAGTTTTTGAATATATCTAAGGCGTAAAAGTTCTTAATAACTTGTGATTGGACGTATAAGTTTCTAGCAATCTGTTTCTTTTCGTCCTGAGTAGTAATATGATTCAACGTAGTTTTATTTCCTACGCTACCGGTAAATTTAGAAATTGGAATTCCTTTTCCAAGTAAAGTAGAATGAGTAATTACCTCTTGATTATCTGGATTATACTGTGCTTCTAGTGGAAACGTAAAAGTTTTCGCTTCTGCTGCTGCATCTGCTGGTTTAAACTTATTGTCAATAAGTGTTCTTCCCTTCTGTCCAATAATATTTTGACCTATTCTTACTGTTGATCCTTCACCTCTTACTCTTCCTATTTCTATAGGAACTGTATTTACAAAATTTGAGTTTAGTACACCTGCCGCCATTCTATCATTTATAAAAGTTTTGTTAGATCTTACTGAAGAAGATTTAAGTCTAGATCTAACCTCTCTAATATCAAGAGCTCTATCAGTTATACCACCACTTGTAATTGTTTTATCATAGTAGTTCTTAATAGAATTATCTTCATCAATGCTTACGCGCTTAATACCGAGATCAGTATGGTTTAAATATTCTGTTAGTATTGCTGAAGTTGGTTTTTCTGTCTTGGTAGTATCCGCAGCAGTTGTATTAAATACAGGCGCTTGAACACTTACGGCTCCGAGACCACCTGCAGTAGAAGCTTGTAGAGATCCACGTGCAGTTCCGTTTAAATCACCTATAAAGGTTACCGCTCTTGCTGCAGTTGTTGTAACTGTTTTACTTTCTAAGTTCTCTCCAAGATACATGTTCTTACCGTACTTAATTACGTTTTCTCCACCTTGTGTACCACCATTTGAAAGAATATTAATGTTATCTCCAGCTATATTAATATTAGGTGAACTAACATCAACTTCTAGTTGAGAAGTAAACTTAGTTACAGCACCGTGATTGTAGTCGGCATTACCTTTTATAAAATGTTGATAAGTACCTTTTACAAAATGATTTACATTTGATAAGTATGTTTGAGTTAGTTGTCCTAATATAATGACAGACTTTGATTTTTGTACAACTTCAGACATTAGTCCAGCAACTGTCGTCTTAAATGATCCAATAACATTAACTATCCAATTACCTGCTACCTTTAAGTTATAGTTACCACCTACTGTCACATTATAATCGCCTGAGACATTTAAATTTAAGTTTCCATAATATGAAATGTTTCCACTTCCTTCAACCACCATACGACTATCAGCATCTACGATTTCTACTTTATTACTCTTAGAATTAACAATGACAGTTCCATCACTCTTAATATCAACTCCGGCGCCAGTATTATGTCTTATAATAATACGTTCTCCACCGGGAGTATCGTTTATTTCTATTATGTGACCTGAAACAGATTCGGTAGTATTTGCAAGCGGATATTGAGTTGATACTCTTTGAGCAAGGTCAGTGTTTATTCCTGGGATTCCGTTTCTCAAATCTAATTCATTGACAGCATCACCTCTTGCTGCTTTATTAACACCTTGTTCTCCGTGATATCCGTGACGAGGGTACTGACCAGTCGGATCAGAAAACGCATCAGCAGGTCGACCTTCAGCCTCAACTTTTGCTATTCCTTCTTCTTGTATTCTTAGTTCGAGTTCTTTATTTTCTGTTGTCATGCTATAGTCTCACCTTGAGTTGTCTCTGCAAGAATGCTCGCCATCTGAGTTTCACTTATAGGACCATTATTAGGATTTGAAACATTTACTTTATTAAATCTAGATTTG